ACCTGACTTTTAATTGCTTCAATAAGTGCAATACAACTTGTTTCTTTCCAAATATTTGGATATAGGAAAATATGAGCATCATCAAGTGCTGCTAAAACTTCTTCGTTAGATTTAACTCCGTGATATGTCATATTTGGATGTGCTTCAATTGTTGCAAATAAACCTTTATAAGCTTCATTGCGTTGTTCCCATCCATAAATTTCAAAACCAGAATAAACATCTAAATGAATGTTATCGTATTGCTTACTTAATGCATCAAAGATTGGTACTAATAATTCCAATCCACGATGTGGTGTTGTATGGTAGATAAACTTAATTGTATCTAATGGCTTTTCTTTTGGAGCAAATTGTTTTTCAATTGCATTATAGATAACAGTACATTTACTATAAGGCATACCAAATCTTACAATGTATTGGTCACGTTGCCATGCTGATACAAAAACAAAATGGTCAAACTTTTCCCAACCACCATCTGCAAGAATCTTATTCTCTGGGTCTTCAGCTAAGTCGTGGCACCATAGGATATTTAATACATCATCTTTCAGTTCACGAGGTCTGCTTAAATGAACAGCTACCTTATCTTGTAAATCTTTATCTACGAGGTCAACAAAACGTTGCCTCATCATTTCAGTTCCGCCTTTTGCGTTGGCAGATTGTTCGGAGTTAATTACTTCTCCTTTATACACGCAACTCATTTGTACTCTCCAGTTTAGCATTCACTGATTCTTTTAAAGAACCTGCATAATCTCTTAATGTGTTAATTGTAGTGTGAATGTGACCAGTTGCTGTTGGTCTTAATTGCTTTTCTAAATCGCTAATCACAATTTGTACTGCACACAGTTTTTCTAAATCATTCATATTTCGCTTCCTCATAAATGTTGTCTAATGATTTTTGTGACCCTTTCTTTTCCCACCAATCTGTTAAAAATTCGTATGAGTAAATTGCAGAGTCTGCTTGTTTGTTATAATAATATATATTCTTTGAACGGAAGTCGATTACATTCTGGTTAAACAATGGGAATGTATACACTGGTCCAAATCCATGCATCACATTGTTTTCAAATGATGGTGCAGCACCTAGTGGCATTTTATAATGTATTGCAATTGCACTATTGTTTTCTGTTTCAATAAAATAATAATCAATAATCTTTTTTGCATATTCACGCTTTAACGCATATGCTTGTAAGCCATGGTCCCATAAATTACGACGACGAAGCATCATTGGTGGATATTCTGTATCTTTATCATAAGGATACTCAAATACATTACACAGATGTAATGCTCCCCACTCTGCTTTGATTCCTTCAATGAATTCCATTAAAGTAAAGTTCCAATGCTTTACAGGTTCAAAGTCTACATCATCTTCAAAAAATAAACCAATTTCTTCGTCGGTGTTTTCGTACCACCATTTAATAGTTAGCAAGTGAGAAGATGTAACACCTTTAGTCATTATTTCTAATAACTTAGGGTCTCCTATAAACTTAATAGAATCTTTATTGTATCTTTCGTAAACATGCACATGGATATCAGAACAACCAAGTTTACTAAACTCAGATTCTGTATATGCTTTACGATCGGGACAATCAATCAGATTGATTATGTTCGGCTTCGGTATCTGTTGTAATTTGTTCAAAGTTATAACTTTCTTTCAATTCATTGTAAATGTCAGTTAGAATACTATGAAAGTTTCTGACTGAACCATTGTTGTGCACACGATATGTGTCGATATTCATTTCTTCTTTAAGAACATAAGCACTATCTATTTCTGTTGGATAATTGATAGTATATTCTTTAACAAGATTACCGTTAAAGTATCTGCGACTATCTGAAGAATAGTCATGGCCATCACGTGTAATTTGAACAATGACAATATTTTCTCTACCGACTCTTTCGATGAGTGGTTCAAGTTCTTCTACAAATCCGCCATCTGCTACAGCGTAATGTATTCCATCTTCAATTTCTTCTGCAACCAATTTACCAAAGTAATCTAAACCTTTTTTTGGTTTCATAACATTTTCAGAAACGTGTATCATTGCTTCTCTACGAGAGTGATCGCCAAGAGCATGTTCTACCACTTCTTTTTGTTCACGGTCATTATAACCTTGCATAAACCATTTCTTATCAACTCCAAAGAACTCTATTGTTTCTTTGAACAATTGATGTTTAAAACTTAATGCTTCAAAGCCAAACATCTCTTTATATAAAGATGCAGCTTCGTCTTTGCCACTAGCTGGTGGTCCGTTAAATATTACTATCATTATTGCTTCCGTTAAAATGTTCAAATTTTGCGATGAAGTAAGCATCAACAATATCTGAAATTGGATTATATCCCTTTATTATATCAAGTTTGACACGAATGTCAACCCCTGTTTCTTCTTTAAAAGAATCCAACATCATGTCTTTGTTTGCATTACCTTTACCTGTTGCAAACTTTTTAATTTCTGTAGGAGCAGGAACGCTATAAGGTATTCCTTGCTTCCATAATTTGTATTTTAAGAGTCCACAGTTTTCTGCGATTTGGAAGACTCTTCCGACTGCCCCAAAGGCATATCCTTCAATAGCAACTCTACTACATCCGGCGGCAGATATCCACTGTAAACTCCACTCGGCCAAATTGTTGAAGCGCTCACAGTCTTCGCTCCACTCAGGATATACTGAACAATTATAGTTTTCAGCTTCTCTAATTTTTTTCTCATTTGGTACCATATAATAAAATTTGCAATTCTCGTATTTCCATTCTTCACCTGAATGCACACAAACTGCTGGACTTGTTAAACTGTAATCTACTCCCGCAACGACCATAATATACTCCTCATTAAAGGATTATTTATATTAGTCGGCACGATAAAATATGTGAGAACCTATAGTTCCTACTTGTTGTAATGTTGGGGCCCAATAAGGTTCTATCCAATCTGCATGATAATGAGTAGCACTTTCTGTTAACCCTCGATGTTTACCATTCTTAATTATCTGTGAAGAAATTAAAACAGCTTCATTCCAAGAGTCAGCATCTAAAGGTGTGTCATTTTTACCATCGCAATACCAACTGAACTGACAACGATTACGCACAGGTACGAGTTGACTAGAGTCTTTCCAAGAGGGTTTATGGTCTCCCTGGTATATTACACCACATATTGTTTTAGGGTATCTATCGTCTCGTACTCTATTTAGAACGACATCAGCTACTGCAAATTTACCTGCCAAACTATCTGAACGAGCTTCGTGGTAAATGTTTAGAGCCATACAATGTTCATCTTGAGATATGACATAATCATAATCAATACCTGGTTGTGCTTTTAAATCATAAGCAAAACCCATTACGAGCATTAGAAAAACTGTTATCCATAAAGGCATAAAGTTCTTATCAAAATTACTTAGTTTCATACTTTGTTAAGATAAGCAGAGAGTAGCTCATCGCCTGAAAGTTTGTTACCAAAAATGTGAATCAGTTTACCGTTTTGAAATCTTTCAATACGACCATCTGGATAAGAGATATCTTGTACCATTCCATTATCGAAATGAATACGAGTCTCGTCAGTTTCATACCACATACTTTTTAAACTGTGCATATGCAATCCTGTGGATTTTTGGTTCCATTCTTCTGCTTCAATTGCTTTAGCAAATTTGTCTACCATTTCGGTGTATTCAGTCATCATCATTCTCTCCATGTATTTCTTTATTTAAATCTTCAAGTGCTTTTTCAAGGTCTTTTAAGTGAGGATATCTTGTATATGCAGGATGTGCATACTTTCCAATATCTTCTTTAGTAATTGGTTCAACTTTTTTCTTAAAGATTTTATCCCAATTATCATCAATCTTTTTCTTATCTTCTTTTCTTCTGCTTGAGCCTTTGCCACCATGCCACTTACTCATAACGTTCCCAACTGACTCATTGCTTTATGTATTCTATCTAACTCTGGGTCATTTAAATGCCCATAGATTCCAACATCTCCTGAGAAAGAATATTCACTCATAAAATCAAGTGGTGGTTCCACAAAATCTTGAGTATCTCTATCCATAAAAGCAACTTCCCATAAGTTTGCTTTCCACCCATAAGAACCTGTAAATCTTACAGCTGATACTATGTAATCATCATAGTCAAATTGTATACGTTCACCGTCGTGCCACGGCTTTCTTTCTGGCCATTTACTCATTAGTCTTCCCTCTGGCCAAAGCCATAATCAATTACAACTGGGAATCTTGGGATTCCATCAGGCGTCTCGTTAAAATATCTTAATGTAGCCCAATCTGGAGTGTTACCATCGTTCCACAATTTTTCTAGTACTTTTTGTGTACCTCTTACTCCTGCTCCAAAGTTTGTTCCATCGGGTTTACGTAATACAAAATGTTTTACATAACCAGCCCAGTTACCTTTACCTTCTAACATTGACACAACTTGAAATTCATCAGTAATAAACTCTTTACGTTTGAGTAAGAATTTACTTCTTTTGTTTTCGTAAGCTTTATCAATTCGTACCATTTGGCCTTCATAACCAGCTTCCATCCATGTTGAGTATAATTCATCAAGGCTATCTTGAGTTTGAGTTAAGATAGTTTCAACAACTTTAATTGAATCCATATTAGAAAGTGTCATACCCATCTTAAAAAACCTGCCTGAGAAGATTAAATCCTTGTGAGAAGTGTCATACATGTCATAAACATGGTATTGTACAAGCTTTTTAGCTTCTAAAGTGTCATACTCTGTAGTTTTTTGTTTACGAACAAGAGATGTAATCTTATTAAAATCATCTTTAAGCTCGTGATTATATAGTTCACCATCAAATGTAAACTCTGGATGTTTGTCAAAAATTGGTTTAATCTCTTCCCATATATGTGGGCAACTTGTGATTGGTTTATTTGCTCTTGTCCAAAGTCCACTCTTATTCGCAATACATCGTATACCATCAAGCTTTGGTTGAGCAATAACAGGAAAGATATCATCATTCTTTTTGTAACCACCAGCTAGCATTGGTTTAAATGCTGTATAAGAGTCAATGTCTTTGATATCTTTAAAATACTCTTTTTCAAGTTTGCGATCGTAAATACTCATTGCTTCAGATATTGCTTGAGTATAAGCTGTAGTAGAATTTGCACGACCAACGTTTTTTGCAACTGTCTTTTTCCAACCAGAAGTTACAAGCTTTCCATCTTGTATTCCTGCTGTACTTCTTGTTGCAGCATCGTCATCAGAGTTCCAACCATAGTCAATAGTCAATTCACGAACTTTACCTTTCGTATCTCTCTTGTATAATGTTGGTAATGAAGATATATTTTGCATGTTACTTTCCTATATGTTTTACGTCTGAGCGTGGTATTACTTGATATGCTCCTTTGTTATATGCAGGAGCTACTGTGAAGTTTTTACTTTGTTCTGCTTTCCAAGAGTGGTCAACAGATTTAACTGGTTTAGTTAATGGTGCTGATGGATAACGCTCACGATGATTTTCTAAAGTCTGTCTCCAGTCATTAGTTACTTCGAGTGGTTTGAAAGAAGATTGGATTTTAGTACGACCATAAGCATAGTCAATATACTGTTGTAATGTGTCGTATCGTAAGTCATGCATACCTTTACGTTTCATGTCACGATTGTGCTGTCGCCATTGCAGTTCCAGCTCTTGCATCTTTGCTTTTGTGATTTTGACTTTACGCTTCTTAGAGCTTATTGTCGATAATCCTCTAGCTAATCCCATAAAATAAACCTCATAATATAAAGAACTATTATAACACGTTCTGTGGCATTTGTCAACCCCTAAGGGAAAATTGGTGGTCGATTATTTGGCGTTCCTTTCCTGTTCAGTATGTCGACAGTTCGGGTGTTGCTCCCTAATTCAGTGGCCGTCGTGGGTCCTAAATGGTAGAGCTATTAACTCCGTGATTCCATCTCGCCGTCGTGGTTTATCCCACCAATTTTTTTAACTTTTACCTTCTACCTTTGTAGCTATATGTTAATCTTTCTTGTGCTGCCTTTTTGAGCCATCTCTTTCTGCCTTCTGCAGCTTTACGCTTTCTTTTTGCAGTTGGTTTCTCGTAGAATTCTCTTTCTCTTACTTCCTTTATAATTCCAGCTTTTTCAATCTGTTTTCTAAATTTTCTAAGAGCTATATCAAATGGCATATCAGTTGGAGGCCTTCTATCTTTTGGATGTCTTGGCCCCGGTCTCAAATCAACGGTACGACCGCTGAAAGATTTATTTTTATTATTGTATCTCATAGGTATTATTATAACATAACAAAAACGATTTGTCAACATGTTTTTGCAATTAATTTAAAATGTTTCTTATAATATATTTTGTATACTATAAGAAACAAAAAAGAGGGCCCTTGTGAGGCCCTCTTCGTGAAACAATTTGGGGCGGTGAACCTTTATTAACGAAATTCATTAAGTAGTGTAGAATTGTCAATTGTCGTTCTGCCGCTACCCCGAGCTAAAAGCCTCTATTATTAAAACTTAAAGTCGACTGACTGGCCTAGGACTTACGTCTTACTTTGTTAATATCAGTAGTCCAGGTAGGGTTAGCCGAAGCTTCCTACTATCTCTTCTAAAGATAAAGACCCTTGACCGCTAAGTCATTGTGTCGTTATAAATCGCAAAATCTATAACCTGTCTCGTTTCAGCACTGCGGGGTTTTCCTCCCACTTTGGTATCAAGCGTTTCCTCATACCCTGGCTCGTCTCAGTCTCTATTGATTTGTTCTATCCCACCATATTATCACTTTCCAGCGCGGTCTTCCTCAAGCTACCGTGTGGGTTGTCCACCTTTAATCTTGCCTCTGAACGATCGATAAAGTCGTCATCTCGTGCAAACTGTCTCCTCGGTGTGTAGAACCGCGAGTTCTACTTCCTCTTACCGACGGGGGTGTTTCCCTCAATATAAGATAATTATATCAAGTTGTTTCGTCTTTGTCAACCCTTTTTTGAAAATAATTTAAAAAAGTTTTGATTAGAATGTCCAATCATTGATGATTAATTATAAGTGTTATTGTAACACGTTATTTTGTATTTGTCAACCCTTTTTGAAAAATATTTTACTTTTTTCGCTTTTCCATATAAGCTGACCATTTGTCATATTGCTTTTGGTCAACAACACCTTCTGATAATAGCTTCTGTCTATTCTTTAAATGTGCTGATTGTGTATCTTCTTTGCTTCCACCAGTATATGGAACACAATGGCCTTCTTTTGCCATAATTTCTGTAGCCATACACCATCTATCTTCTTTGCTGTAATAAACACTAAAGTCACCAAGGATTCTACCAAACTTCCCTTTGGCGTCTTCTCCACCACGACCTTTAAATGTCTTTAATACAACATCTTTCTTTAATAATTCTTTTAACGCTTTTTTCGCTGCAAGTCCAAATAGTTTTTCAACCTTGTCACGCGTACGAGACTCTGGTGTATCAATGCCCATAATACGAACACGCTCGTTGCGAAGCCAAACACCAAAACCCAAGTCAATGTCGACATCAACTGTATCTCCATCTACCACTTTAATTAATTTTGCTTTATACTCATACATTATATGATTCTCCTGTTAGTTGAAGCTATTTATCTTCTTTTACACCAAACATGAATCCACCATTTAAAGTACTTTCGTCCTTCACCATAAGCTGCCGACTCTAATCTATTATATAACAAATTCAATAAAAGCTACTATTGAAATAGCTAACCACATTGCTAATCCGATAACGATAATTAACAAAATAGAAGCTTGTCCTATTCTGTCAAGAAAGTTCTGCAACCAATCCCACATATTATTTACCTTGTCCGCGATACTTTTTAAATCCACGCTTTTTGGATTTATTCATCGTTGACATACTTTTTGGTCTTTTACCAATGCTCGTACCTTTTTTCACCCCGT